GAACCACACCAATTTCTTTTGTGTCTTCTAAGTTTTCTTCGCCTCCCCCACCTGCGCCAGCCGCGCAGGGTTCTAATATTTCCAAGCAATCTTCGGTTATAGGGAAACCTCCTGAGGTTGCTGAGGATAAGAAAGAGAACGTATGGTATAAGGAAATTTATGAGACCACCTCTTTTGAGGTCACACCTAAGATTACCTCCTACTTAGGAGTCTCGCCTGAGAAAGTTGACGAAGTCTTCTTGAACAATTGTGTGGCCTTTTCAACCATTAAATTGGATGATGAGGAACAAAGAGAACGGTTTAGAGTTAGAGGATTGTGCCTAGGTGGCAAAGTTTATCTCACTAATAATCACTGTGTGTGTCTTGATCCAGAATTTGATTTGATCGTTCGCACTAAGGCAGATGATGGTATTACGCCAAATATAAAGGTTCGGGTAACCCAAGATATGATAGTCCGATATCCGGATATGGATCTTGCTACCATCACGCTTCGTGGACTTCCCGCTAGGAAGGATATCACCGATTTTTTCGGTGCTCCGTCCCTGCGAGGGAACCACAGAGGCCATTATCTTGGACGTGATTATTCTGGTGGCTCTTATAAGCTGACAGTTGAAAATATCAATTTCAAAGCTCAGCCCTTGAAGAGAACGCCAGACGGAGATGAATTTTTGCTTAATGCGAAAGGTGAACCGGTTGTCCTGCCCGTTTGGGTTGGCTATTGCGAACGCCCCACGTTATTTGGTGAATGCGGAATGATGTTGATTTCAAAGTCCCCTGTGGGACCCATCATATTAGGCATCCATTCGGGTGGCCTAGATGGCACTAATCTCTCTTCTGCCACTTTTGTTACGCGGGAATTCGCTAGGCAAGCTGTGCTTGCTGGCCAACCCTATTTGATTGAACCCTCCACTCCAATGTTACATGCTCAGTCAGCGTCTTATGACGTTGTTGATCTGCACTATAAAAGTCCTTTCAGGTATATCCCAGAAGGTTCTGCTATTGTGTATGGATCCCTTACTGGCCACCGCGCAAATATGAAGTCTCGTGTCTCCCAATCCGTTCTTTGCAAAGCTATGCAAGAACGTGGATTTCCTTTGAAATACACGAAACCTAATTGTCACGGTTGGCAGCCAAAGCATGTTCAATTGGCTCCAATGCTTGCTCCAACAACCAAGTTGAATCCCACTTTGCTAGATCAGGTCAAAAATGAATTTATTCAGGACATTCTAGCCGAGCTCACCCCAGAGGATTTAGCGTCGCTTCATGTTTACGATGATTTTACTGCCGTGAATGGAGCTGCTGGTGTTGCTTATGTTGATAAAATCAACCGTAACACTTCAGCTGGCTTCCCATGGAAGAAAACAAAGAAGCATTTTTTGACGCCCAGTCCACCTGTTGGTGGACTCATGGATCCAGTTGAAGTTGATAGTGAGATTATGGATCGCGTCAATGAGATGATTGACCGATACCGAGGAGGGCAGCGGTGTTCTGTAGTGTACAACGCCAGTTTTAAAGATGAACCTATTACTCATGCGAAAGCTGAAGCTAAGAAAGTTCGAGTTTTTGCTGGCGCCCCTATGGATGCCACCATTGTTACACGTAAATATCTTTTGTCGTTCGTGCGGCTCATGTATAAGAAGCGATTTCTTTTTGAGTCTGCACCTGGAACTAATGCCACCTCCCCTGAGTGGGGAGAGATTAGGGAGTACCTAGTTAAGCATGGTCTCTCTCAGATTGTTGAGGGAGATTTTAAGGCATTTGACAAAAATATGTTTGCCCTGGTTATTCTTGCAGCTTTTGATATTATCCGCGCTATTTGTGCGCGTGGGGGTTATACCCTAGAAGATCTGCAGGTTATCGCTGGGATTGGTGAAGACACCGCCTTTCCCATTTATGATTTCTTTGGTGATTTAGCCATGTTTTTCGGAACAAACCCATCTGGCCACCCATTGACGGTTCTCGTTAATGGCCTTGCGAATTGTCTCTATATGAGATATGTGTTCGCTACATTGTCTCCAGACCACTCTGCGAAAGAATTTAAGCAGAAGGTAAGTCTCATGACTTATGGTGATGACAATATTATGGGTGTGTCCCCGGAGTGTCCATGGTTTAATCACACGTCTATTTCACAGACGCTTGCTTCAGTAGGTATTACCTACACAA